CCGGCTCGCCCCGTTCCTGCGGCCCGAGGAGGAAGTGCAGGGCGATCGGTTGACGACCAACACCGCAGTGATGTTCACCTTCCCGGCAGAGACCGATATCGGCCACGACAACCAGATCGTCCACGCCGGCGGCACATTCTCGGTGGTCGACGTCAAAGCCCGCAGCTCCGAGATCACCCGCCGGGTGGTCGCAAGGGGGATCGAATGACCAAGGGAGTCATCCTCAAGTCCCGCATCCCGGAGATCGCGGCTGAGCTTGCGGCGAAGATGGACGGGGTCGCCGCGGCGGGAGCAGAGTTGATCGCCGCCGACGCCAGGGAGAAGGTCCATGTCGGCCCGGGCGACGGCCCCCACCTGAAAGACCACATCCACACGGAAAAGGTCAAGCAAGGGACTCATGCGGTCGTGGCCGGCGACAAGGACGCCTTCTGGGGTCACATGCTGGAGAGCGGCACGACCCACTCGGCGCCCTATCCATTCCTAGTCCCGTCTCTCGAGGAGGACCGGCCTGAGGTCTATTCGCTCGCCGAGGCCGCGGCCAGGACGCTCTGATGTCACTCGCGGTGCGGCAAGGCCTGTTCAACGCGTTGACGGGCTCCTCCGGCCTAAAAGCGCTGGTCGGCGAACGCATCTACCACGAGCAGGCACCCGAAGGCGCAGCTTTCCCCTATGTCATCTTCAGCCAGGTCCCGTCTGGCGCCAAGATCCGCAGCCTCAAGAAGGGCGCGGCGATCAAGCGGGACATCTGGCTCGTCAAGGGAGTCGATCGCGGGTCGTCGGCGAACAAGGCTGACGAAATCGCGGATGCCATCGACGCCCTCCTCGACGAAGGAACCTTCACGGTCTCCGGGCACACCATGCTCGACGTCTCCTTCTACAGCGACGTCTCATACCCGGAGCCAGATGGAGACCAGCTGTACAGGCACAAGGGCGGGAACTACCTCGTCGTCGTGACCTAGCTCTTACCAGCCACCAAGCCACCACCGCGGGAGGCGCGTTCGCGTCTACCCACCCGAGCGCTCTCGCGCTTTCCGTAATCCGATTCAAAGGAGTGGCTTTTCTATGGCACGAGAAATCATCTCGGCTGGAAAAATGACCGTGAATTCGGTCGACCTGTCCGAATACGTCACGACCGTGGCCCTCGAGGACACCGCCGACGAAGTCGACACGACCAACCTCGCAAGCAATGGTTACAAAAGCGCGATCCAGGGCCTGAAAACGTCGAACATGACCGCGACGTTCCAGGTGGATCACGCGACCGGCAAAGTGGCCGACACCCTTCAGGTCCTCTATGACTCAGGGTCCGTGTTCCCGGTCAAAGTGTGGCCCAAGGCCTCCGGCACGATTGTCTACACCCTCGGCTCGGCCCAGATCATGAGCAAACCGCTCTGGGGCGGTGGGGTCGGAGATCTCGCCACGGTCGACGCGACCTTCGTGCTAGCCGGCGGGACCGTAGGCATAACCCGAGGTACTGCTTGAAAGTTATCGAGCAACGCTAGCGATTCAGGGCCAAGGCATTCCGGCCTTGGCCCTTCCGCTTCAAGCCACCGGCCACCGCGCCACCAAACGAAAGGAAGAACCCTATGTCTCGGCTCTCCCGAGAGCAGTTCGTCACGGCCTCAGACCTTCGAGAGGAAGAGGTCGATCTACCCAGCATCGGAGGCTCTGTCCTCGTCACCGGCCTTTCAGCTGCGTATGCAAACGAAGCGCAGTCGGAGGCGCTGGAGATGGTCAACGACGGCAACCGGCAGGTCGCCCGCGTCAATACCAAGAAGCTGGAGACCCTGCAGGTCTATCACGGTCTCGTCGACCCGAAACTCAACTCCGAGCTGGAAGCCGAACAGTTCATGAAGAACTGCGGCCCTGCGGCGCGGGCGGTGATCGACAAGATCGACGAGCTCTCCGCGATCGACAAGGAGGCCATCTCCAAAGCGGAGGCCAAGTTTTCGGAGGGCGAGGGAAGCGCGGAAACTGAGTCAGTCGACTCCGACGTCGTGGATCGAGGCGAACCCGCATCCACTGGTAGCCCCGCTTGAGCGAGCCGACCCGATCTTCCTGGGGGAGCTGGCCTTAGAGCTGCACATGCCGGTCGGAGAGATGTGTCAGCGCATGTCATTGCATGAGCTGACCGTCTTCTGGCCGGCTTTTTTTCGTGATCGACATGAAGAGGAAGTGCGCCGCGAGGAAGAGCGCGAGCGCAAGAGCAAAACGCTCGGAGGGAGGTGAGGGTTCTTGGCGACGCCGGCTGCAGGTCTACAAATCTTCGTGGATGTCAACTCCGGCAAGGCCGAGCGCAACCTCCATCGCGTCAATACGGGGCTCCAGGTCACCGAGCGACAGGCGACGAAGACTCACAAGGCGATCGGCGTAGCTGCGACGAGCATGAAGTACCTCGGCATCGCGGCCGGGGTCGCTGCCGGTGCTCTCCTCTACAAATCGGTCAAGGCCGGTGCCACGTTCGAACGGCAGATGTCGAACCTGGCTTCGGTCACGGGTGCGACGACCAAGGAGATCGCGAAGTTCGAAAAGCAGGCGCTGAAGCTAGGCGAATCGACCCAGTACACCGCCAACCAGGTCGCCGAAGCCCAGACCGAACTCGCCAAGGGCGGCCTGACCCTCAAGCAGATCTACGGCGGCGCAATCCAGTCGGCACTGAGTCTCGCCGCCGCGGGCCAGCTGGAACTCGCCGAAGCTGCGGAAACCACGGTCAACGTCATGAAGCTGTTCGGGCTTCAGGGCAAGGACACGGGCCAGATCGCCGACATGCTCGCCACGGCGGCGAACAAGACGACGGCGGACGTGTCCGACTTCGCAGCTGCGCTCAAACAGGGTGGATCCGTCGCGAAGCTGGCCGGCCTCAGCCTGAACGAAACGGTGACGATCCTCGAGTCGCTGGCAGAAGCCGGGATCAAAAACTCGGACGCCGGCACCTCGATGAAAGTCTTCTTCCAGAAGATCGGGGACCCGTCGACCAAAGCCAAGAAGGCGATGGAAGAACTGGGCCTCTCGCTCTTCGACACCGAAGGCAACCTGAAAAAACTGCCCGCGGTCTCGGCCGAACTCCAGAAGTCCTTCGGCGATCTGACGAAACAGGAATTCCTCAAACAGGCCGGGACCATCGCGGGGACCGACTCGATCCGCACCCTGTATGCGCTCTACGCCGAGGGGCCGAAGAAGCTCAAGGCCCTCGAAAAGGCGAACGAAAAGCAGGGGACCGCGCAGAAGGTGGCTGCGCAGAAAATGAACAACCTCCAGGGCGACTGGGAACAGTTCACGGGCGCCTTGGAAACCGGCGAGATCAAGCTGTATCAGGTGCTCAAAGGACCCCTGCGGGATGCGACCCAGTGGGCCACCGGCATCGTCCAGACGTTGGCAAACACGAACTACGCCGAAGTCTGGGGCGAAATCGAAGGCTTCTACAACAACCTTCACAACGCGACGAAGGTTGAAGTAGCCGGATCGAACTTCAGCCTCTTCCCTGAAACGGGCGAACTCCAGAAGTCCTCGCAGTGGATCATCAACGCGTCGAAGAACGCCTTCAGCGCCGTGGTCAAGGGCTATGAATGGACCAAAAACGCGGCGCTGAATACCTACCAAGCGATTTCGACCGGGGTGGGGTCGGTCATCACCGGCTGGAACGCCTTCACCGGGGCGATCAAGTCGGGAGTCTCTTGGATCTCGCGCGCGGCCTCGAACGTCAAGGGATTCGTGACCTCCATCATCCCACTGAGGGTCGCCGCCGGAATCGCCTATGTGGCGATCATGACCTTGGTCGAAGGGATCAAGTTCGCCATCGGCGTGGTGAAGGTCTTCATGCCGCTATACCAGGCGGTCGCGAAGGTCATCGGCTCCGCCATCGTCGCCGCGGTCCACGTGGCGATCCCGGTGATCGAGACCTTCCTGAAGTTCATCGGGAACATCGGATCGGTGGTCGGAGATGTCGTCGGCCTGGTCACGAATCTCCTGCGCGGACACTGGGGCGCGGCCTGGAACGACGCGAAGCAGCTGGTCGTCGACATCTGGCACACCATCATCGACATCCTCAAGGGCGGCTGGAC